CCACAACCACAATCTTTGTTAGGTCAACCACAACCAGCAGAAATGCAAAAGCCACAAAGTCCAATGAGTATTGGTAGGCTTCCAATTAATTTATTTAGATAATGGCAATATCACACGAAGAAGTAGTTAAGGCTGCGCAAGCAGAACAAATATTAGAATCAGATGTTTTCAAAGAAGCAATCGAAAATTTAAAAAACGAATACGTTACTCATTGGTTAAATCTTAGAAATATTGATGATATTAAAGCAAGAGAAGATATTCATAGGTCTATATTGCTTTTACCAGAAGTTGAAAGACATCTAAGAATCATTGCAGAGAAAGGTAAGCTAACAAAAGCTAACATAAACAAAATTAGAAAAATCGGTTAAACCTTTTCTTTTCCCACATTATTATTATAAAATACTCTTAAATACATTAAAGGAGTATTTATATGAGCAATAACGGAAAACCGACTGCTTTACAAACAGATAGTGAAATAGCTGCCACTATGTTTGAAAGTTTCTTAACCCCTGAAGAGGACAAGGTTGAAGAGGCAGTCACAGAAACAGAAGAAGCAGCAGAAGAAGAAGTTCTTGAAGAGGAACTTGAATCATCTGAAGATCTTGAAGAAGATGTAGAAGATGAGGAAGAGTTCGTTGAAGAGGACGAAGAACTGGATGAAGAACAAACCGATGTTGAAGAGGAAGCTCCGCAACTTCAAACATTTACTGTAAAGGTAGATGGCCAAGAGGTCGAAGTCACGCAAGAGGAACTCATCAACGGCTATTCTCGTCAGCAAGATTATACGCGTAAAACTCAAGAACTCGCACAACAGCGAAAGACTATTGAGCAGCAGCAAGCAGAGTTAGCGCAAAGAGATGCGATTTATTCGCAGTTGTTACCGAAGATGGAAGCGCAGTTAAATGCAGCTTTAGGTGAAGAACCAGATTGGAACGCTTTATACGAAGATGATCCTGTTGGTTATGTAAGGCGAAAACAGCTTTGGGATGAACAAAAAGAAAAGCTACAAGCAGTACAAGCTGAACAAGAAAGATTACAACAAGAATCTTTAGTTGAACAGCAAAAACTAATTCAACAACAAGTTGAAGAAGGACAGCAAAAGCTACTTGAGTTGATTCCAGAATGGCAAAACCCAGAGGTTGCTGCCAAAGAAAAAGCTGAGATTGCTAAACATGCAATGGAAGTATTGGGATATTCCCAAGAAGAAGTCAACTCCGTATATGATTGGAGAGCTTTACTTGGTTTAAGAAAGGCTTGGTTAAACGATAAAATCGCTGAAACCGTCAAGAAGAAACCAACACAAAAAGCACCAGCAAGAGTTGCTAGACCTGGTACAACAAACCGACCAAAATCAGTAGCCCCTGTGAAGAAAGCAAAACAAAGGTTGGCCAAAACTGGGAAAACCTCAGATGCGGCTAAAGTATTTGAACAATTAATTTAAAGGAATAAAAATGGCTAAAGTAACAAACGCCTTTGATACATATACAGCTACTGCTGACAGAGAAGATTTAAGTAACATTATTTATAACATCTCTCCAATGCAAACACCGTTTATGTCATCAATCGGTAAAAGAAATATTAAAAACGTAGTATTTGATTGGCAGACAGAAAGTCTACCTACTCCAAGTGCAAGTGGACAGTTAGAAGGCTTTGAGCTTTCAAGAACAGCTGCTACAGCTACAACCAGAGCAAGTAATGTTGCTATGATTTCAGCTAGAGACGCAACTGTAACAGGTTCACAAGAAGCTTCAGATGCAGCTGGTAAGAGATCAGAAATGGCTCACCAACTTGCTATCATGGCTAAAGCACTTAAAAGAGATATGGAAGAAGCTCTATGTCAAAAAGGTGCTAAAACAACTGGTAATGCTACAACAGCTAGGGTAACTGGTGGTTTCGAATCTTGGATTACAACTAACGATTCAAGAGGAACTTCAGGTGCTTCTACTGGTGGCGGTGCTGCTCCAACAGACGGAACACAAAGAGCATTAACAGAGGACTTATTAAAAGACGTTTTACAACTTATGTTTGCTAGTGGTGCAGAGCCAAACATGGCAATCTGTGGTCCTGTTAACAAGCAGAAGATTTCTGCTTTCACAGGTAGATCACAAGCTAGACAATTTGTTGATGCAAACACAGTCGAAGCTTCAGTATCAATCTATTCATCTGACTTTGGTGAACTAAAAATCGTTCCATCAAACAGATCAAGAGAAAGATCATTGTTGTTAGTAGACCCAGAGTTTGCAAAAGTGTCATACCTAAGAGATTTCCAAACTATTGATATCTCAACAATAGGTGATGCAGAAACCAAAATGATTGTAGTGGAATATGGATTGGAAGTATCCAATGAAGCTGCTCATGGTGTGGTTGCAGACTTAACAACATCATAAGTTTAGTTAAATAAGCTTTAAGGGAAGTTTCGGCTTCCCTTTTTTTTGTGCTAAAATTCCTACATGGCAAAAACTACATTGATAGATCATAAACGCGGTTTGAAATCTGTATTTGCTACAGAAGATGACAAGGTTATATATCAAACACAACAAGATATACAACCAACACTAGACTATGTAAAACATTTATCTGAAAATAAACCAGGTAAAGATTTTCGTCATGTAGCAGAAGTACCCATGGTAATATACCAACAAGCAGTTAGAGAAGGTTGGGCCAAGGATTCTGCACAATGGAAGAAATGGTTAAACCATTCAGATAATAAACCCTTTAGGACATGGAAAGGTAAAGTATGACATACGATGAATTAAAAACTAATATTGCAAACTTTTTAAACAGATCAGACTTAACAAGCCAACTTGATTTTTTTATAGATGCAACAGAAGCAGAGTTTAATAGAAGATTAAGAGTTAAAGATATGATTAAAAGAGCTACTGCTACAGCAGATGCTCAATACATATCACTACCAACAGATTGGTTAGAAGCTATAAACGTACAAATTGATAGCAATGAATTTACACCATTATTCCAACAATCTATAGAATCATTAGATGTTTATAGAAAATCAACAAATAATGTTGGTAATCAACCTGTTTATTACGCTTTAGTAGATAACACAATAGAATTAGCACCTACCCCTGATACAAGTTATACGCTACAATTAACATACTATGGCACTATTGATGCTCTAAGTAGTTCTAATACAACGAACTTTATATCCACAGGATATCCAGATGCTTACTTATATGGTGCTTTAAAACATGCTTCTATCTATCTCATGGAAGATGATAGAGTTGCTTTATTCACACAACAGTTTGAAAAAGCATTAGAAGAAATGAGAATGGAACAAGAGAAAGCAGAATTTGGCAAAGGTTCGCTAATACAAAGAAGAAGAACTTATGGCAAAGCTGGTAAAAATATAAATTATTGGAGTAATAATTAGGAGATAATATGGCAGGATTTAGCGATTATTTAGAAGATAAAGTATTAGACCATGTGTTTGGTGGTAATGCTTATACTGCACCATCAACATTATATGTAGCTTTATACACAGTAGCACCAACAGATACAGGCGGTGGTACAGAAGTAATAGGCGGATCTTATGCAAGACAAACTGGTGCTTTTAGTGTTTCTGGCACAAACCCAACCACAGCAAGTAATACAGCAGCTATTGAATATCCAACAGCTACAGCAGATTATGGTACTGTTGTTGCAGTAGGTATTTTAGATGCTTCATCATCTGGTAACTTATTAGCTTACGCAAACTTAACAACTTCTAAAGTTGTAAGTAGCGGAGACGTATTCAGATTCAATACTGGTGATTTAGATATAACATTGGCATAAAATCGTGGCTACTATAGGCTACAACCAAGGTTATTATTCAAGATCTAAATATAATGACCTAGCATTTCAGGCTGAAGCTACTATTCAGGCAACCAGCGGTGTTAGTGCTACAGGCACACAAATAGATGTACCTACAGCAACTATACAAGCCGTTTCTGGTTTTACAGCTGTTGGTACTCAAATAGACCAAGGCGCAGTTATAGGACCAGTTATATCTGGCATGACTGCTGCAGGTAGAGCCACACTTGCAGGCGCATCTATTGTAAGCGCTACTTCTGGTTTTGACGCACAAGGATTTATTATCGCGGATGGTGTATCAGCCATAGCAGTTGTATCAGACTTTGATGCAACAGGTAGAGCCACCTTCAAAGGCGCATCAACCATAGCTGAAACAAGTGGCTTTGTAGCTATCGGTGGTTTAAAATGGGAAGATATTATTGTTTCAGATGAAACATGGACAGAACAAATAGTTGCTAGTGATACTTGGACGAACCAAACAAATCCAAATACAACATGGACACAATTAGATAAGCAAGAGGCAGCGTAATGGCAGATACATTTACAACTAATTTAAACTTAACCAAACCAGAACCAGGTGCAGCGGAAGATACTTGGGGTATATCTCTTAATTCAGACTTAGATGTTATTGATGCTATTTTTAGTTCTTCTGGTACACAGATCAACCTAAACCCAAACCAAATTAACTTTGCTGATAATAAAAAAGCCATCTTTGGAACAGGTGGTGATTTAGAAATTTATCATTCAGGAAATGATAGTTTTATTAGAGATGCAGGTACAGGTGATTTATATATTAGGTCATCAAGTGCTTTAAGACTTCAAGCATTATCAGGAGAAAACTATGCAGTATTTACAGAAAATGGAGCAGCTACTTTATACTATGACAACGCATCTAAACTAGCCACAACCTCAACAGGTATAGATGTAACAGGCGTAATAACAACAGATGGTTTAACAACAAGTGCTGATATAAATTTTGGAGATGATGATAAAGCAGTATTTGGAGCAGGTTCAGATTTACAGATTTATCATAATGGAACTCATAGTTATATAAGCGACAATGGTACTGGTGATTTATATTTACAAGGTAGTTCAGCAATAAGACTTACTGACCCAACGCAAAGCGAAAATTTTGCTGTATTTAATCATAATGGAGCAGTAAATCTTTATTACGATAGTTCGTTAAAATTTCAAACGACCTCAACAGGTATAAATGTTATAGGTACAGTAACTTCTGATGGCTTAACTGTTGGTGGCGATATTACAATTTCTGATGCAACTCCAACAATAACATTTACAGATACAGATAATAATTACGATGCAACAATAGCAGGTCTTAGTGGTAGTTTAGTATTAAAGGCTGATTCAGGTGCAGAGTTTGGAACTGAAACAATACAATTTCATACGGGTGGTAGTCAAAGAGCAACTATAGACAGCTCAGGACGACTTGGCATAGGGACAACTTCTCCAAGTGCTACTCTTGATTTAGTTTCTTCAGGAACAAACAGTCAAAGTTTATTAGACCTTAACTCAGCAGGTGGCATAAGAGCAAAAGTAGCAACAGATGCTCAAGATGATGCATATATGTATTTATATGATAGTGCTGATGCTCTTAAAGTTGCATTTAGAACTGATGGTAATGATAGTTATATTGCAGGCGGTGGTCGAGTTGGCATAGGCACAACTTCGCCATCAGAAGAACTTACAATCAGAGCATCTGTACCTAAAATTCAAATAGAAGATAGTGATGGAACTAATCAATATGGTCAGTTTTATCATTCAGCAGGAATTACATCAATTCTAGCAAGAAATAATACCTCTGATGGAACTATAGTATTTCAAAAATATGATGGTACTACGACTGATGAAACTATGCGTATCGACTCATCAGGCAACGTTGGCATAGGGACAAGTTCGCCTACATCTAAAGTAGATATAAGAGGTGCTAATACTGCTGTTCAAGGTAGAGGTCAATTATATCTAACCAATACTGAAACTGCTGCTATAAACAATGGTAGCCAAATTGCTTTAGGCGGAACTTATGATGGAACATCTGATACATTCTTTGCAAGTATAGCTGGTAGAAAAGAAAATAGTACTGCTGGTAATTTCCAAGGTTATCTACAATTTGCTACAAGACAGACAAGTGGCAATGTTGAGCGAATGAGAATTACATCAGATGGCTCGGTTGGCATAGGCACAACTTCGCCAAAAACAGACCTAGATGTAGTTCGTGGCGGTACAACAGGACTATCTGCTGTTAATGCAAGAACTACAGCATTGTTTCAAAATAATAATAGTGCAGGTACAACTATATCAATTAATGCACCTAATACTGGTTATTCAGGTATATTTTTAGGAGACCCTGAAAATGAATCACAAGGTCAAATAAAACAAGTTCATACAACAAATTCAATGGAGTTTACTTCTTCAGGTGGTGCAGCTGAAATGACTTTAAAAGCTGGCAACGTTGGAATTGGAACGACTTCGCCA